GTAATGATCTTGACCTCACCACCAGGCTCTTGCATGAGCATTTCGAGGGTCTGGTCATCGAGGCCCGTATATTCCTCAATTCGGACCTTCTCGTCATCCTCCCACCAGAATTTCGCTATGCCGCATTTGCGAACCAGTGCATCCTTAAAAATCGCATAGGTCGTTAAAAACCCAGAATTGTCGTTCTGGTAAATGTAATTACAGTAGTCCGTGGCCTGTTGGGCCATCTTGGTGTCTTCGGGTCCCCTGGGCGCAAATTCCACCACGTTCTCAGAACTAAAGAAAACGCGCATCAGGCTTGGCAGCATGGCCGAGACAGTGTCGCGCACCTCCATGGCCACCACTTTGCTGTTGCCTTCGACCTCATTGCCGAATAAATCCCCGCGATAGTATTCAGTCCCCTTGGCGCGTGTAGGTGACAGATCACTGTCCACATAACTCACCGCATCGGTCAGGTCTTGCGTGATGATCGCTTGCAGCTCTGCATCATCCATTGGCTCGGTGGCTGCAATGTCGGTGGATAGGTTATCGGTAATATTTTCAATCATGGCTTGACCTTTGTAAGAACCACATACATGGAGTCCACAGCCCTTGGGGTGCGGATAATTTCGTCTTGTGGCAATTCTAGTGCTTCTCCCACCTTTGAGAGACGCATTTCCAGTGTTGTCAGCTCAAACCGATCTGGCCAGCCCAAGTACCAGTGCCACTCGGTGTAATACTTCCAAGAATTCTCGTTAAATGCCCTGACATGGGTTGGGTCTTGCCAAGCGCCAAGACTCAGCTCATACGGCACATGAATCCGCATCTGGCCGCCCACCATCAGCAATTCTTTGCAGTTGGTCATGGCATCCACCAGATTGTGGATGTGTTCCAGCACGTCATTGGCCAGAATCACCTCAAACATTCCTGGCACGATCTCCAGCTGTCCAAACCTAGTCTCTAGCGTGTCGCCCCACTTGATCTTGCTGATATCCACCAGCCAGTCAGGATTCTTGCTGGCTTGAATATCTGCATTCAGATACTCAGAACACCAGTCTTTGCCAGAGCCTAGATTAAGAATCAAACCAGGCACTCGCATAACTTGGTCGATTCTCTCTGAGCCATGGCAGCGCATCCTCATGGAGCTTCTGAGCATTGAAACCAATGGTATTGCTTCCAATGTGGTGGACATAACTGGCACTCACATAATGGGCATAGCCTTTTTGGATTAAGTCCATACAATGCACATCGTCACTGTACCAATTCAGAGGGGGAAACTTTGCCTCTTCAAATGCATCACTTGATATCCATGCAAAGATTGGGCTGATTTCTTGGACCATTTTGATGTGGGCCTCTGATGGGAATTTGTAAAAATTCAACTTTTCTGGCTGTTCAGTGATCCGCACATTCTGGCAAGGTCTGGCCGCATCAGTCCTTGATGCCACCCACCCAGCTTTGTAGCTGTTCATGGTCCTGACAATGGCCACATCTTCCATCAGCACCTTCACGCTGGTGGGTGTCAGCACTATGTCGTCATTGGCCACAATGCATGATGACCAGTCTTTGAGTGCCGCCTCAATGATTTCGTTGTAGTCTTCGCCAAAGCTCCTTGGTTGGCCATAAATCTTGAAGTCAGCTTGGAAATTCTCAATCACCGACTGTGGCCCACGCAAGTAAACCGGACACTCTGGCGCGTATTGCTTGATACTTTCGAGCAATACGGCCAAGCCATGGCCCTTGACAGTGGCAATGACGATCGGACAAATCATTTCTTGGCCTTGTTTCTTGCAGATATTGCAGCCGCCTTGGCTTTGGCATCAGCCTTGGAGCTTGCGCCCCATGCTTTCAATGACAGCAGCAGCCTAGTCGGCTCACCACCCTTCATCTCAGGCCCAGGCATATTGCCCATGCGCGCCAAGAATGATGCGCGTCTTGGGTTGTCGCCAGCCTTGACTGGCGCTTTCAAGTTCATGCCCTCGGCCTTGGCACTTGCCCGACCCTTGGCATTTAAACCACCAGATGGGCTTTTGCCCTCTTTGCGTTGCCAAGCTGGGGTCTTCATTTCTTTGGTTTCTTTGCAGTCTTGGCCGCAGCCTTGAAATCAGCAGCTGATGGCGCGCCTTTAGCACCAGGCTTGCGCATCTTCTCGCCAGAGCCTGCCTTGATGCGCTCTTGCTTGGCGTGAATGTTTGCGTAAAGTCCAGCTTTCATTCCTCTTCTCCCTCTTCATAATCTTCACCCTCTTCGCCTTCTTGCTCACCAGTGTTCGGACCACCGACCACCCATGCATCGCAAGTTCTACTGGCTGCGCACTTGAAATCAAAGATTTCGCAGTAACCCAGATCAGCCAACTTGATTGTTCCCCATGGGTCTGCTTCCATGCCAATGCCCTGGGCAATGCACTCTTTCAGCTTGTCAGACACGTTAAACGCTGCACAGTTACCGCACAGTGACTGCTTTGCGTCATCCATGCTCACATCCCACTGGTCAGCCTTTTTGCGCCAAAAAGCCTCATTAGGCAGCTTGGGATTCTCAGGACCATAGCCAGCGCTGGTGATTGCCTTGGCGCGGTTTTTCAGATTGAGGGTAATGTCTTGCGTGGGCAATGGGCAGTTCTCACCGCCTTCCATTTCCTCGCCCATATCCTCTTCCATGTCCCTGTCCATGACTTGTTCCATGGTGCGTTTTAAAGTAGCCATTATTTTTTCGCCTTGTTCTTTGCCGTGCGCTGACCGCGCATGGGCATCTTTGCCTCAGACATTGCAATGGCAATGGCCTGCTTGGGATTCTTCACAACCGGACCACCCTTGCCGGAATGCAGCTTTCCAGAGCCAAACTCTTTCATCACCTTGCCGACCTTCTTTTGCGCTTTGGTCATCATCTTCATAGGTTTCCCCCATTGGTTTGTCAATACCCGAATTATGCAACCCGCGACAAGTTTCTGCGCAGGGGTTGAGACCACTTGCTTGAGCCACTGCTGCCGTACATCCCCATCACCGCATCACTGGCAAATGTCAGGACAAAGGCATCGGCCTTGTCAGGACTTGGCAGGCCGCGCCTCTTGATCTCATCTTTCCCCTCAATGGCGATCTTCCCATTGCTGGTAAAGTTGTACCGCACTGTGGCCAGCTCGGCAATCAAGACATCATCCTTTGGCATCTTGCAGTCCCGTGCCTCAAGCCAGGCTCTTGCCCTGTACCAAAGCTCGGCCTTCAGATTCCTGTAAGTTCCACCCATGGCAGGGCTTTCACTGACATTGATCCCTCTGGCCGGCAGGCCCAGCTCCCGCAGCCGATCCACCACCCCAGCTCCAAGGCCAATGCTGTCGACCAGTATTTCCTTTGGCTGCTGGCTTGGTGGCAATGCCTGATACTCGGCCACCACCGCGCCAGTCAGTTGCATCAGGTCCAGATTCTTCCATGTCCGGATATTCTCTGTCACGGCATTCCCTTGGCGCTTGCACAGTGCTGATCGGTCACTACCAAACCGCGCCACATCCAAGCCCCAGATCATGGGCGCATAGTCACTTGGCGCGACATCCCGATTGACCGCACTTTCCAGCAAATCCATGGCAATCACAGTGTCGTCATCCCCCTTGGGAAACTCCCCAATGACCCTGATCCGGTAGACATTGCTCTCCTCGCCATACCGCATGGCCATCTCTTTGACGTACTCATCACTCACCCTTGGCGAGTCAGTGCAGGCCACTTGAAATGTGGTCCACTCATCTGACAGGCGCGTGTGGGTGTCGTAAAAGAAACCAGAGCTTCGCACCGGATTCCCCAGCAATAGCGTCACCGCATTGTGGCCAGACATCGATCCAGCTGCCGCTTCGAACACTTGCTCCGGAACACCACTGGCCTCATCAGCCACCAGCATCACGTTCTCACTGTGAATCCCCTGCAAAGCCTCTGGCTGCTCAGCCCTACTTGTCCTGGCAGAAATAAACATCTCAGTCGGTGCAGCATTGAATTCAATCCTCTCTTGCTTGACAGTCAGCAACCCCTGCAAAGGCAATGGCATCGCATTGATCCAGCGCTTCAGCTCTGCAAACATCGCGTCATATAACTGACTGCTCGTTGGCGCTGTCACCACCACCTTGACCGGAGACCGAGTCATAAAGTACCAGAGCATGGCCCAGCTGCTTGCCGTACTCTTTCCCACCCCGTGGCCAGACCTAACGCTGATCTTCCGATCCCCACGGGCAATCGCCCCAAGAAACTTCACTTGCCACGGGTCTGGGTCAACCCCCAAAACCTCCCGCACAAACAACACGGGGTCAGGCTGATACCTCTCTACCCACTGCGAAAAAACATTTTCTTTCATGGGTGGATCGTCTCATAAACCGCCCATGCCTTGGGACTCATCGCCCACTTGTGCCCATCCAGCTCATCAGTCCTCACAAGTATCAAAAGGTAATACGTCATTGCCAGGTCAAACCTCTCCTCATGTATCGCCTCAATCATCCTGATCCTCAAATCCAACATCACCACCCCAAGGTGCAAAGCCGTCAACAAATCAGTCATTTCATCCTCGCTTGTTTCAGATTCCGGCCCGTCTCCCGATCGGTCCAGCACGATGCACAAATCCACCTGGCTGCACTCATCTGCACCCCACCCTCTGGCGGCTTCATCTCTTCACATTTATTACAAAGCCGTAATTTATGGCCATGCACATTCCCATTTAACCGAATATGGTTATTTACAAAATTACTCTTCACTGTATTTTCTGAATCTGATTATGTGGGTGTGTTAACCACTTATCACCTAATATTCTTAATGCCTTGA